CTTTGCAAAAGATGCTTGGGCCAGCTCCATAATGGAGCCGACTTCTCCCAAATCGAGCCTCGCATTGCTGCTCACCTTGACGCCCTGCACCGCAGGGCAGGCGCAAGCCGCCACGGGGGGCAACTGCTCTCGGTCACTCGGGAGGATCTCTACGCTCTGTGGTTGCAGCAGGAAGGCCGGTGCTCTGTAAGTGGGGTGCCTATGGAATGCGGCGACGGCAGAGGTAATCCAAAGGGCGCAAGCCTGGATCGCATCGACAGTCGGGGTACCTATTCGCTGTTGAACGTGCGCCTGGTCTGCTGGCGCGTGAATCAAATGAAGAACGACATGGCAGAGTGTGACTTTCTGGAATGGGTGCGCCTCATATCCCAAAAGTCAGCCGCCTAAGGACGAGAATACATGCTCGCACGCACGCCAGCCATTGCGCGTGGTGCGCTTCTGCGCGTTCCGAATGGCACGTTCGTCGTGATGGGCTTCGACGGCCACGATGCCGCCGCCTGCCCTGTCCTCCAAATCCCCGACACGCGTCACCGCGCCGACGTCAGCCTGAACTGGGTCGACGCGATGCTGCTGGGCGTCGACAGCAATTCCGTCGTTCGGGGCGCGCCGATCGTTCTGCGGGGCGCGCGGAAATACGCCTGCGTCGGAGCGATCGGGCACGACCTGATGGCGCGCATCAACCGAGCGGTTAACAAGGAAATCCAGGCGCGGGAATGGGAAGAAAGCCAAGGATGGCCCCGTAGTCCCAGACGAAATGACCTTGAGTTTTTAACCTCTCAGAAACCCCATGCAAAATAAGAAAAATCAAGGCGGTAGGCCGAAGGGCAAGCTAAGCGCCGCCACGCTGCGCCGAAAGGCTATCGCGGAGCGCGTCGAGCAGGATCTGGTGAGCAAGAAATCCACCCCGCTTGAGATCATGGGCCGCGTCATGGCGGGCGACACGACCGTCACCGAGATGCAGTTCGAGGCGGCCAAGGCTGCTGCTCCCTACATCCATCCGAAGCTGTCGGCTGTGACTATGAACGCCACGGTGAAGCGGAGTGTGACCGAGTATTCAGATGACGAACTCGCGGCCATTGCGGGAGCGAGCGAAACAAGCGGCGATTGACGAGCTTGCCAAGAGGCAGTCTGCCCGGTCAGACGGGCTCGCTTTTGCTCGTTATGTCGTCCCCTCCTATGAGGTAGGCCAGCACACGCGCCTCCTGTTCGACAAGCTGAACGCGGTCGAACGAGGCGAAATCAAGCGCCTCATGGTGTTCATGCCGCCGCGCCACGGCAAGAGCATGGCGACGTCGGAATTGTTCCCGGCATGGTTTCTCGGTCGCAATCCGAAGAAGCAGGTCGTGGTTGCTTCCTACGCTGCGAGCCTTGCGCAGAGTTTCGGCCGGAAGGTGCGAAATCTGTTCGCATCGCCTGAGTTCGGCGCACTGTTCCCAGGTGTCGGGCTTGCTGCGGATAGTGCAGCCAAAGACAACTGGCATACGAATCTGGGCGGCGTGTTCACGTCCGTTGGCATCGGAGGCGGCCTTACAGGCAAGGGCGCCGACATCGCGATTATCGATGATCCGGTCAAGGATATGCAGGACGCGGATAGCGAGACCATCCGCGAGACAACGTGGGACTGGTATCGTTCGGTCCTGAGAACGCGCCTGATGCCTGGGGGCGCCATTGTCGTGGTTCTGACGCGCTGGCATCAGGACGACCTGGCGGGGCGGCTTCTGGCCGACATGGACGCAGGCCACGGCGAGAAATGGGAGGTCATCTCCCTGCCCGCCATCGCGGACAGCAACGATGACGCGTTGGGCCGGTCGATTGGCGACCCGCTGTGGCCTGCTCGGTTCCCGCTCTCTGAATTGCTGCCGATAAAAACGGCGGACGCGGGCGGCCGAACATGGTCAGCGCTGTATCAGCAAAAGCCAACGCCCGGCGACGGGACGTTGTTCAAGACCGCGATGCTCGGCGTCGTGCCGGGGGCGCCTACCGGCGGCTCGGTCGTTCGGCGATGGGACTTGGCGGCCACACGGCAGATCGGCGCGCGCGACCCTGACTGGACCGTGGGCGTGAAGATGCTCAAGACCGACGACGGGCGCTATTTCGTGCTCGATGTCGTCAGGCTCCGAGGCGATCCAGCTGAGGTCGAGGCGGCGATCATGAACACGGCGGCCCAGGATGGCTACGGCGTTCGGATCGTAATTCCTCAGGACCCCGGACAGGCGGGCGTTGCGCAGGCGCAGTACCTGGTGCGGCGACTGAGTGGCTACACCGTCGAAGCCGTGCGCGAGACTGGAGACAAGGCCACCCGGGCCGCACCGTTCTCGTCGCAGGTCAACGTCGGGAACGTGTCGCTCGTGCAGGCGCCGTGGAACCGAGCTTTCCTCGAAGAAGCATCGGCATTCCCAGCCGGCTCGCACGACGACCAGGTGGATGCAGCCTCCGGCGCTTTTGAGGCGCTTGGGGGCGACGACTGGGCGGCAATCTACGCTCGACTGGCAAACTAAGGACTGATTTATGGCGCGGAAACGGGGCGGCAACCAGCGCGGCCCAGGCCAGACGCGTGTGCAGCAGCATGGTGGCCAACCGCAGTCCGGGAAGAACCCGAACGCCCAGTCCAAGCGTGCCTCGACAAGAGACGGCTACGTCAATCCCCGCACGCGCACTGGGATGGGCCAAGACAACGGCCTCTCGGCCGGGAAATATGTCTTCCAGTTTCTCACGCGGAACCGGGTGCAGCTCGAGGCTGCCTATCGCGGCTCCTGGATTATCGGGAACGCCGTCGATTGCGTCGCCGAGGACATGACGCGCGCAGGGATTGAGATCACTGGAGGCATGGAGCCGCACGACATCAGCCGCATTTATAGCGGCATGTCTCGGCTTGGGATCTGGCAGGCCATCACCGATACCATCAAGTGGTCTAGGCTTTACGGCGGCGGCCTCGCGATCATGATGATAAAGGGGCAGGATCCATCCACGCCGCTCCGTCCCGAGACGGTCAGAAAGGGTGATTTCCTCGGGCTCTACTCGATTGACCGGTGGATCGTAAACCCGGACTACTCGGACACGATCGATGATTTCGGCCCAGCGCTTGGACAGCCGCGTCGCTACCGCGTGATTCCGGACGCGGACGCGTTCAAGGGAAAGATTGTCCACCACACCCGCGTCATCCGCCTCGATGGCATTCGGCTGCCGATGTATCAGCGGCAGTATGAGAATGGCTGGGGGATGTCGATCGCCGAGCGCATAATCGACGTCCTTGCGGCATTCGACAGCGCCACGTTGGGTGCGGCGCAGCTGGTCTACAAGGCGCATCTGCGCGTCATGAAGATCAAGGGCTACAAGCAGGTTATGGGCGGCCTGAACGAGCAGGCCAAGCGCGGCGTCACAGCCCAGCTCGATAATATCCGCGCGTATCAGTCGAATGAGGGCATGTCCGTCATCGACAGCGAGGATGATTTCCAGGCGCTGACATATTCTTTCGCGGGCCTGAACGACGTACTCCTGCAATTCGCGCAGCAGATCGCAGGGGCCATCCAAGTGCCGATGACGCGCCTGATGGGACAGTCCCCGGCGGGTTTCAGCACTGGAGACAGCGACCTGCGCCAGTATTACGACGGCGTGGCACAGAAGCAGGAGGGGCAGCTTCGGCGCGGCATGCACTCCCTCTTGCAGGTCATGTGCTATTCCGAGCTGGACGCAGCGCCCCCTAAGGATTTCGATTTTCGCTTCGGGTCCCTGTGGGGGCTTTCTGACAAGGAAAAGTCCGAGATCCTCACGAGCCGCACAACAGCGGTCGTTGGAGCGTTCGAAGCCGGGCTCGTTGATAAACCTGTGGCGCTGTCTGAACTCCGCGCCGGTTCAGACATCGACGGCATGTGGAACTCCATAACGGAGCAGAGCATCACGGATGCCGAAAACGAACCGCCCGACCCTGGAGAAATTGGCGATCCGCCGCAGCCGGAACCGGCGGGAGCGCCGCCAGACGAAAGCAATCTGCAAAACGCTCCGCCAGAGCACGCTGGGCGCGACGACTGATGCGTGTGCTGACCTTGGATCAGGCGCGACGCCGCGAGCCGTTCGAACCGACGAAGAGCCTCGCGCTCTACTATGAGCGCGCACTGCGGAGAGTAGCTCGGCACATCGGCGACCTGACGCAGATGATGGATCCGAGCGGAGACGAAAACCCCCAACCACTCGTCGATGCGCTCCAACGGTATGAGCGGCTCCTGACGCCATGGGCCGAAACGACCGCGCGGCGAATGGTCGACGCGGCAAACGCGACCAACAGCCGCGAATGGCGGGCGCACGCGGCGACGATGGGCCGGGAATTGCGGCGCGAGATCGAGAATGCGCCAACCGGCGTAGCCATGCAGGCGCTTCAAGTCGAGCAGGTGGAACTGATCACGTCCCTTCCCCGCGAGGCGGCCGAGCGCGTGCAGAAGCTTGCTCGCGAGGGCCTGATTACAGGCGTGCGATCAACGTCCCTCGTCGAAGAAATCATGCGGTCCGGGGACGTTGCCGAGAGCCGGGCGATCTGCATCGCGCGGACCGAAACGGCGCGGGCCTCCTCTGTGCTGACGCAGGTTCGCGCGCAGGCAGCGGGCTGCACACATTTTCGCTGGCGCAGTCATCGCGATACGCGCACACGCGCCAGTCACCGGGCAATGAACGGCGCAATCTGCGAATACGCCAACCCGCCCGTTGTGGACGGAGAGCCCCTGATGCCCGGCGGCATTTATAACTGCCGGTGCTACCAGGTTCCGATCATCGATTGAAACGTCATAGGCCAAATAGCTTCAGATCCGGCGGACTGATGTTGTCAGACCCGTCCGGCCAATCCTCGTCCGTGACGGTGCCCTTCACCAGCGTCAGCATCCAGCTCGCGCGCGGGTCGTCCGGAGCCGCTCCCTCAAGCGCGCGATGCCACTGAACAAGCAGCCACGCCGCCAGATATTCCGGGGATTGCCTCACCATCAATGTGGGCTCGAAGCCGCCGCAATCCGCGTTTTCGTAAGCGACCCGCCCGAGTTCATTGACCACCCACCCGATGTCGATCGGTTCAGGATTTTTGCCTGTGCTCAAACATGTCTCCACGCTGGATTATGCGCCTCGGCGAGGGGCGGATGTCTATTCGGTGCAGAAGATAGGCGAAACGCGCGAGCGTTTGCCAGACGGATCTCTGCTCTGCCGTGATGTCCCGATCGCCCGGCTCGGTCAGATGACGTATGACCAGAGCGAATTGCCAGTCGATCCCGCGAAGGACGGCACAATCACGGTTCACCGTGATGCCGAGACCCTTTTCCACCCTGATACGGTTTCCTCCTTCGAGGGCGTTCCGATCACACTGAACCATCCGCCCGGCGTGATGCTCAGCCCCGCAAATTATCAGACTTTCTCGCGGGGGTCCCTCACCCATCTGCGGCGCGGAGAGGGAGACCATGCCGACATGCTTGTCGGCGATGCGATTGTCCGGGATGCCCAGGCGATCAATGCGATCGAAAAGCGCGGCTGGCGCGAAGTATCGCCAGGGTACGACGCCGATTACGAGCCGATCGAAGGGCAGCCCGGTCATTACCGCCAGAAGAACATCGTCGGGAACCACCTCGCGCTCGTGCAGCGCGGGCGTGGAGGCGCGCAGTGCGCGGTCGGGGATCATCTTTCACCACTGTTGGAGAGCAGAATGGCCTTCAAGAAAAAGTCCTGGGGCCACAAGCTCCTGAGCGCCTTGTCCACCAACGACGCTGACGGCGTTGAAGAAGCGATCCGCGAAGGCTCCATGGAGGAGCCCGAAGAGGGCGGCTTTGTCATGGACCGTCGCACACGCGATGCCGGCGAGCGCGTCGAGCCAACCGTTACAGTACTCGCGAAAGACGCGGACCCGCTGGCCGAGATCAAGGCGCAGATCGCAGCCTTGACGGCACAGGTCGATGCTCTTTCCGCTTCTGCGACCGATGCCGAGCCGACCGAGCAGAGCGCCGCCGACCGGATGGCGGCCAAGATGCGCGCGGAGGGCATGTCGGAGGACAAGATCCGCGAGTGTCTTGCTATGTGCGGCCTGACGCCGAGCGACGTAGCCCGCGCCGATGAGTCGGCAGGCGCCACCGTTGATGAAGAAGCGGCTGCCGTTTCGGAAATCGAGGACGAAGCTGAGCGCTTGGACGATACGAACCGTGCGCCGACCGGCGATGCCGCGTTCGCGACAGTTTTCCGCGACGCCATCGCCACCGCCGAGGTGCTGAACCCGGGCCAGAAGACGCCAACGATGGACGCCAAAGGCACGGCCGCGAGCAAGCGTGATGCGATTCACGCGATCCGCTGCCGCGCGCTGGATGCCGCGATGGCTGATGCGGACAAGGGCGCAATCGTCCGTCACTTCGTCGGCAAGCGCGGCGCCAAGGCGATGACGCACGATGCTGTCTTCGCCGCTTTCCGCGCGGCTGGCGACGCCGTGCGGCGGGCCAATCAGGCCCCGAAGTCGCAGTTCGCGCCGCCCCGGATCGACAACCACTCGGGCGCCAGCGTCACCACCGCATCCATCAACCAGCGCAACCGCGAGTTCTACGCGAAGCGCCAGGCATAAGGGCCGATCATGACTGCTTACAAATTCCGCATCGACACCGGCTATGCCGGCACGCTGTCGCGTGAGCCCGCGCCCGGCGACATCACGCCCGAGAATCTCGATCCGTCCGCGAACTGGGCGGCTTACGGCTTCGGCCTGCCGGTCAAGTATAACGCCAGCGGGCTGATCACGCCGCTGACGGGTGGTGAAACCGCTGCCGAGATCGCCGGCCTGCTGGTCCGCTCCTATCCGGGCCGCGCGGTCTCCAACACTGGAACCGCAGCCTACCCGCAGATCAACGGTGGCGCGCAGGACA